TAAGTAACTCAAGTTTCCTTGTCCTGTTGAGCCACCTGCATCTAAATATATTGTAGTTATAATATCTGTTAATTCATACCCTGGTGTAGCAATAACTATTGCTTCTGGTGGAATAATATTTTGAGTTATCACTTGATCATCAAAACCTGTCAATCCATTAAAACTATCTGTCACTATTACAGTATATGTATCAGGATCTGATACAGTAATTGCTGCTGTAGTTTCTCCTGTACTCCACAAATAACTTGGACTTCCAATTACAGATGGATTAGCTGTTAACAAATAACTTGCAGTATCACAATCCAAGTGTCCCAATGTATCACCACCTACAGTAATTATCACTGTTGGATATACTCCTGTTGTTGTACTAGTAGTAGTAGGAGGAGTAGTAGTAGTTGTTGTCGTTGTTGGTGCTGCTGTTGTACTAGTTGTTGTCGTTGTTGTTTGTTCAAGAGCTGTCCCTGCAATATCACAAGAATATTCCTGATCATTACAATTTTTAATTTCTACTAATATACCATCAATTATATGATAAATAAGATTTGTATCTACAGAATCACTTAAAATATACCAATTATCTGGAACCTTTTCACAAGGTATATTATTACCACTTATAAGATAAACTGCATTACCAACAACTAATTCTTCTATTACTCCTGTGTGTCCAGTAAATTCTATAATATCAGCAGATTCAGGACTATTCATAAATTCTATGCCTTTACATGCTGTAACTTCTGTATCTGAAATATCAACTTTTATTACACTCCATATAAGATCAAGAAACTCAGGAGGCAGTGTCCAACCATCTATCCAAAAGAATTCCTCCACATTAGAAGGATAAATACATTCCTCTACAGGAGCCACTGTTATAATACCTGTTACAGTATATACACAATCTGTTTGTCCTATATGTCCATCTAAATCACATTGATTTTTATATGCAGTAGTTGTAGTTGTAGTTGTGATAATTTTTTTAGTAGTTGTAGTTGTAGTTGTGATAGGATTTGGCACACGTTTTCCTACTACAAAATCAAAACTTCCTTTCCCTTCTTCTCCTACACCATCAGCAATAAAGTTATCCCCACAACAATCGTTTGTTCCTGAATAAAAGAAATTGTTTTCTGCTATATACCAATTAGGAATATAACTATGGAAACTTATCCAACTCTTAGTATTCATATTAAATGAAAGAGTCCAAGATTTATTACAGAAATAATCTGTATCCTTTAATTGTACTATTTGTCTTGTATATGCAGGAGCAACTATTTTTCCTTCTTCTCCTGCTTCTCCACCTATTTCAGCTTTTCCTTCTATTTTACAAGGATTTCCTGAAAGAAGATTTTCAATATAAAATTCTTGTGTATCTTCATCATACTTAACATCATCAGAAATTGGATCATAATCCAACTTAGTAATAATAACTCTATCATATTTACTATCATATACACCATGTAATCCCAGTCCTATAAAATGATTATCTACATTTGCATCAGGAAAAGTTCTTAATATTTCAAAAGCCAAATGATCTGTAAGGAATCTATTTAACCCTGAACCAAATGCAGAAAGATCTGTTATTTTTGTACCATCTATTAAGAACACTTGTCCTCTTTTAGCATCTATAGTTATTTGTCCTTGTGGTATTTTAAGAAGCATTTTGTGTTGACTTCCAACATACCCAAGATCTGTTTCAGCAAAATCAATAGGAGGAGCTCCTTCAAATAATTTAGGATTACCAACATACGCTGCTTGTGGATTACTTGTGTCTATGGTTAATAGATTATTATATAATAAAGTTTTATTATGAAACCTTGTTAAAATAGCTCTGTTCTGAATACCATCTATTGATGTGAAATCTCCAAAATTCTGAGGAAAATCAAAATAAGATAGTGCTCTATATGTTAACCAACTATTTACTCTGTTATCTGAATCAACTATTTGAACATCTGAATATACTGCCCTAAAAGGATAATTAGTCCGACATTCTAATTCATCCCAATCTGCAGGAAGATTTGTAAATACATTTTCCTTATTTTGTTTAGAAAATGTTGTATTATAATAATATACATTATCATGTGCTATAGATACAAAACTCTCTTGTACCCAGTCATCTGGAATATGTGTACTTACATGAGGCCAAAAATCCCCTTCTCTGTTATTGGAGGCTTGTCTTAAATCAAGATTATAACTACTTTCACAATAGAAACTTGGTACTCCATAAGCAAACAGATAGAAATATCCATCATAATATGTTCTGTTAGGATCTCCACTAGATAAGTCTGGAGGAGTTCCCCAAACATCTGGATCCGTATCTCCTTGTGAATTAGGACAATCAAAGTTATGAGCTTTGTATGAAATCATATTGTACATAGGTCCCACCTTTGTTGCAACAAAATCCTTTAAAACTGATCTTGCTGAATGCCAATATTTTGGATATGCAATATTTCCTATCTCATCATAAAATATATCACTATCATCAGGAGCATTTACTCTATCATCTATAAAGAATGGAAGTTTTGTTTTATAAGCAAATCTGCTTATAAAAGTATCTCCTCCAAATATTGTATATTTTCCAAATGTGGTTTCCCCTATAGATTTATGGAAACCAGTATCAACCACATCATATGTATACATTTGTCCCCATTGACCTACAACACTATTCTTTAAAGAAGCATAATAAGATACTACTGATATATCTTCTTCTTTTCCTGGAACACTACAGTTACTTTGATTATCTAAAGTTTTTGATATAATAAACCTTGATTTATCTTTTATGATAGATCCATTCTCATCCATCATATTTGGACTTCTATCTGGAAAAGGTAACTTTTCTCCCAAAGGCTTTAAATATACTGAAGATTCTCTATTATAATTATTTATAGTAAAGTCATCTCCTACAGATTGTACTCCAGGAATTAAATATCTGGATATATCTAAATTTCTTTGTTTAACTCCCTGCTCATTAGGAATATGTTTATAATAATCATAACTAGCAATAGAATTGAAAGAATATGCATAATTCTTTCTTGTAATACCATTAATATATATTGTCAAATATGCTTGATATGCTGTAAACATAGCAGCAGAATTAAAAGGATCTGTATAATCTGCTAAAAATTCAGAGGCATTTAATGCATCTCTTTGAGCTTCTCTTGTGATTAATTTATATTTAGCATTATCTTTAACTTCAACAAAGTGTGCTTTGCCTGCCCCAAACATTACACTTTCTAATTTCAAAATACTTCCTAAGAAAGGTTGTCCAAAAGAAGTTTCTGGTGAATTAAATATTTGTCGCAATGAATTATCAGAATGAGATTCTATTTCTGTTAATTCCTCTCCTAATCCACAAAGATCTTCTCCTGGAAAGTCACTATATTCACCATTTATAATATAATGTTCTCTTGTAATTTCACTATCTCCACACTCATCGCCACCCCCTGCTTCAGCTTCTACGGTAGTTCCCTGTTTTACATTCACTGTAGCACTTCTTCCTCCTGACACTGCTCCACTAATCCACTTTTGTTGTGCAGTATTAGTATTATCTATCCAAAGAATTCTAAATCCACTACACCAACCTCTTGATTGGGCATGCCACACTTCATAATTAGTATATATCACTGTGTTTTCAATAGGAGGTAAAAATGGTCCTCGGTATACACTAACTTCTGGTGTTAAAATAGGAAATGTCATTGAACAAATAGTACCAGGACCTATCTCTTTTATTTTTTCTGTTTTTTGTTTATTTGTATTACAATCTGTATATGTTAGTGTAATAAACTCTTCATCACCTCCCTCAGGATCAGGTCTAAGTTCTTTAATATCATAATTATAACTAAAACAATCTTCCTCAAAAGCATTGTTAGTTGAATTTAAAAATGGATCTGTTCCTAAATCATTGTAAGGATAATTAGGAAAATAATATTTTTGATTCTCTCGTTCATATTCTCCAACATTTCTAAGCATTCCTTTTCCTATGATAGATTTGTTAGTTCCTCTATCCCCTCTTAGTATTTTAAATCCTACTATATCATCTTTCTGAGAATCTGTAAGATTACTATCTTTTATAAGTGTTTTTATTTTATCTACATCTATTTTTACACCAATAGGAAAAATAGCATTATTTTGCATTTCTACGTCACCAGAAAATTCAGAAGATTCATGTATAGGAGAAACTAATACATCAGGAAACTTATGATGACGTATTTGTTTTCCTGCCAAATCTCCCCATAATTCTTCATTACAAGGATATTCTTCATTAGATTCCCAATAAGCAAAATCACCATATTGATAAGGACCTTTATAAGCAGCATCTTCACTATCGTATAAAGGATGATTTTCTATAACAGTTGCTGTATTATATATCCTCCAATGTTCACTATATCCTACGTCTCCTGCTACCTGTGAAGGAGCTCCTACAAAATCATCATCAGTGTCAGATATAGAAGGTAAATTATTTTCCTCATCTGTTATAGCTCTTCCTGGTATATGGAAAGAATCGGTTTGTTTGCCATTTTTTAGTTCAAAAACAATTTCAAAGGGGTAAATTTCATCTCTGAGGTATCCTCTGAGGTTTACTGCGTTTAGTTCATCTGCATAGTTTTCTGTAGAAGGAATTCTCCAACTTTCCCACTGTAAAGATATACCAGAAGCTATTTGTTGATAATTAACTCTATCTATAGATGTTAATCCTTTCCATATTAGTATATCATTAGCTGTTGTTATATCATCTGCAATTTCATAAAAAGGAAACTTTTCAAAAATATCATTCATTGATAATCTTACAGCAGTGACATTTTGTCCAGTATATGTTATTTTTTCAGATGTTTCTTCAATAAAATATGTACCTACCAGTTCTGGAGAAGCAATTCCATTGATTGTTTTAATAACAGCAAGGTTAAAATATTGAAATTGTCCTGTATTATCTAAATTAGAAATATCAACAACAATTGATTTTCCTACAGGATAATCAAAATTGACAGACGTAAAAGTAGGATCAGATATAGGAACCTTATTTGTTATAGAATAATAAGATGTATAAGGATTACCAAGAGCATCTGCATATTGTGCAGTAAATTGATATGTACCAGCCTTTAAATCTCCCCCAGATACAACTTTTTCTATATCTATATTAGGTATGCTAAAATTAGGTTGTACCTTTAATTTATTACAATCCAACTCAGTAGAATATTCAGGATCACACAAAGGAGTTCCTTTTACTAATTTATAAGGAATATTGTTTATATCCAAATATCTTCTTGCAATGTTATCAGGCCAATAAATTTCTGTTGAACAGTTTGTTATCTTATGAACTATTTTATATATAGGATGATGAATATCCCAACCAAGGCAAGGATGAGAAACAAGTTGATGATAGATACAATCATTATTATCCATGTATCCAATTTCACTATCGCCTGTTTCAGGATTAGTCAAAAAGAATATATGTTTTTCTAGTTCACTAATATGATGATGTCCTATAAGAACAAATCCACTAGGAAATGCAAAACATAATTCATTACCTGGTTCATTTTGATAATTAACAGAGTTAGAATCAAAATTTTCTACAGCAGCATTTAATGCATACGTTAGTCTACCCTTAGAAATCTGATTTGGTGTCTGATCTAAGTTTAGTCCAGTAGTAGCATTATTATACTCTTGGTTAATATTGCTTTGTCCTTTTTTTTTATCTTCAGCCATGACACTTATTTATAACTCAAATCTTTGTAATCTATTACGTTCTCTTTTTATACCTCTTTGTTTTTGCCAAACAGTTTGTTTCTTAATTTCAATATCTGCTGTAATATAACACTCATCAGTTTGTTGTTTATAATAGATTAACTTTTGTTGAAGTTGGTTAAAAGTTTCATCGTTGGTTTGATTAGTTAAAGTTTCAAATACTTTATATTTTATAAAAGATTCTATATATTCTCTAATCTCATGATTATCAGGAACTAACTGACTCCCTGTTTTATCAAAGTCAGTGGCATAAAATATTAAATGTACTACCCCTGTTCTGAAATTAGTAACAAACTTATTATCTCTGATATCAAATGAATCTATCCTACTTGATCCAGGAGTTTGTCCATAATTTTTCCAAGCTGGCATATAGGTGACATCACAATTTGAATTGGCAGATATATTACCTGGCTTAAGAAGATATTGTTGTTGGTAGGACCTATCTATTGAATAGTTTGTTTTGTAAACACCTTGTACTACTTCAGGCATACATTCAGGACAACCCTCAACACAAGTAGGACTTGTACATGGTATTCCATTTATAACCACTGGTGATATTTGTATAGTTTCTGCAGAAATTGATTGAGAATAGAATGAGTTTGCTCCTTGGTATGAACCTAATGGTACTTCTGCACACATCCAGGCTTCCCTTACAGCGTGAAAATTATCTGGTAATCTACTTTGAAAATCTTCTATAAATAAAGGACTTTCTTTTATGGGAAGAGTTGTTCTTCCTAATTTTCTCAAACACTTATCTACGTAAGTGGGAAACATAAGATCATCAATTGCTCCTGTATCAAAGTAACTTTTCAATTCTTCTTTTACTACAGAAAAAACTACATCTGGTGTTATAAAGTTATATTTATAATAGTGACTCATAATATTATTTTTAATGTATCCATTCTCTATAAAGATTCATATATTTTTTATTGGTCTTTAAATAATGTGCTAATAATCTTGAAGTTGTTCTTGATGGCTTAAAATACCAAAGATCAGAATTTGTAAATCTTGCTGTATTTTTAAACCAAACCCACCCAAAGAAATATCCTTCAGTATGAAAATTAAAATTATATATTATCTTTCCTTTTTCTTTTGTTTTTTTCCAATCTACAGGGAGGTTAATAAATTCTTTACCATCCTTGTCTTTCACTCTTCTTCTTTTCTTTTTGTTAATGGAGAATACTCCAAATCCAAAAGGAAGTTTTGCTTTTTCTCCTGTCTCTAAAATATATTCTTTAAAGGACTCATTGAATAGATATATTATATTTCTCCATTCATCAAACGTAAGTTTAACAGTTGGATATTTTTTACAAAACTTATTATAGTTTTTCCTACTTGCACTTCTCCACTCAACTTTAACCCTCATATTATTTTAGTTTTGGAGCATTTACTGCTTGTCCATCTATACCTTCTTGTGCCACATCTGTTTTTACAGCAAAATAAGTTCCTAATAATTTTTGTGATACTAATTCTAATACTTGTTTTTTAAGATATCCTGGTAAAGGAAATTCCTTATCAAGAGGATTTCTACAAAGATCTTCTAAAGAAGGATCTGTACCACCACAAGCACAATGTGAATATAACACATCATTAGAAATATCTTGTTCAAATAAAGCAACAAATCTAATTGCTTTTACATGAGGATTGTTTACATATAGATAATCATTTATTATCCAATAGTATTCCTCTTTTTTTATAATAGGAAGCTTTAAAAGATTCATATATCTATTGATAGTAGTTTCTTTTAATTTCTTTCCTGCACCACTTAAAGCATTAATAGAATAAACTCCCTGAATAACATATTGGTATGTGCCCTCTGCTATGCTGGGGAGTTTAAATTTTGATCTTGATATTGTACAAGGATCCACATAATCACAACATTCAGAAATTGAGACCTCCTTCATTTCTAAGCATGGTATAGTGGTAAACACTGTATCTGTAGCCCAAAGCTTTCTTAGGTTTGTTTCTCTTTTAATCAATAACAAGGAGTTATTCCTTACTTCAGAAGCAATTGCTCTATCTGTTATCAATGAATCTGTACTAAGTATTTTATGCATACTTCTTACATCTGAAACGAAATTTCTTAATGTTGCCATAATATTTAAATGCGAGCTTCAAACTCTGCTATTTTTCCATGTTTAAGATCATAGACCAGAGCAAGTGCTGCCCTAACCTGATGAACATAATTATTATCACTGTGCCACCTATCTGTACCAGATAAACTAGGCATCTGTTGTATTCTCACTCCTTTAACATCTATAGCCATATAATGATGTTTATCCCCAGTGTGCACTTCCCTAAACTTAGCATCTCCAAACATTTTTCCATAAACTGGATGTGTGGCAAATAATAAAGGAAGTTCTCCTATTTTACAATTTCCATGATGCCAGCCTATAAAAGTATTACCAAACTTGACTGCTTTAATAACACTATGTTCTCTTTCAAACTTAATACCACTATCATCACCAAAGTATATTTCCAAAGCATGTGCCAAATAAAATGACTTGGTTCTGTCATGATTACCCTGAACTAATATAACCTTTACATTAATACAGCATGCTTTTAACAATTTAATAGTTTTGACAAGAACATCAAATCCTATCTCATATTCCTTATCATACTCTACAATAGTATCCTGAGGAGTTAATCTGGTAGTACTTCCATCATAATTGTCTGTATGAAAAAAGTCATTTGATATAGGAAATACAATCGTTTCAATATCAAAAATTGCTTTAGTTTTATTAACCAAGTTTTCAGCTATGTTAAAAAAGGCTTCAGCTCTTTTTTCAATAGAATTTGTCCCATCAATATGCTTTTTAGCAAGATGATAATCAGCTATAGATAATGCCATACTGACAATTTCTTTGCCTGTCATTTTTGGAGAAGGGATCGGAATGTAGTTAGATTCGTAATTGTCCAAGACTCTTAAAAAGTCTTCTTCTGTGTATTCTTCTGGGTTCTTTCTTCTACAGAATAAAGAGGAGGTAAAATCACCATTTGGTTGTAGTTTGGTCCAATAGTTTGTGATTGTGAATTTTGTGAGATCAACATTATGTAATTTAGCTAATTCTTGATGATCTCTAGGTTCGTATGTAATTGATATTACACTTTCAATAGTTCCCTTTTCTTCATTTACTTTCTTTATTCCTATATTGGGTGGGGTTTCTTTTTCCTTATGTGGTTCAACAAACACATAATTTTTGGATCGTAATTCTTTTAATAATTCTTCTACTTGTTCTTCTGTAATTTTTAGCTTTTCGGCATAGAACTCTTTACTTTTTTTCCATTTTAGTAATTTTTCCAGCCGATACAGCATTGCTTTATCAGACATATGTATTTAAATTTAACAAAATTATGGTAAAGATAACGAATAGTTTTCATTATCCAAAATATATTTAATTAGAATGGTTATTTTTAATAACTTTTTTAGTTAGAAAAAAGAACCCCCAATAAACTTTTTTGGGATATTGGGGATCTTTAGTTTCAGAAAGAAAACCAACAAACTTACTGAAAATTAGTTATGTTGTAGTTGTTGTCGTTGTTGTTGGTGCTGGTGTTAAAATTTCTGTCATTGCTGCTATTATTTGAGAAGCTCCTGCTGCTAAAGGAACTATATCAAACACTTGAGTTAAGGTCCAAGGTGTTGTTAACTGTATTTCATAAATTCTTGTTAATGTATTATGTGAATTTGTAAGATATAATGAACTTCCTTGTTGGAATAAACCAAAAGGTCTTTCATAATCTACTAATTCAGAAGTAATATCTTTGTTTATTTCTAAATCTCCTGTGGCATAATCAAATTGCATTAAATGAAGAGTTGTATCATTCCAATGTTCTGCTGTCAAAATTAATTTAGGAGTACCACCATTGTCTACATATAAGAAATCTCCAGATATAAAATAAAATTCTCCACTTGCTGCCCAAGGTAAATCCCATATTCTTGCTGTTGTAACAGATCCTGGAGTAGTAATATCAATTTCATGAATTTCCCAAGGATCAAACCATCCACTACCTGCATCAGGCACGAATGAACCAATAATAGTATTAGCATCTTTCATTACTAATCCTAAACCTGATTTCCCTAAATCATCAGCACAGGCTTGGAATATCATATCTTGATCAAAAACAGCACTCCAAGGATTTATTGTAATGTCCCATATACGAATTAAATTATCCCATTTAGGAGCATTATAACTACCTTGTGTATTTTGATAAAGTTTTGTTACTGTATGAGCTGTATCTTCACTTCCTGATAAAGGACTTGGTAAATCAACTTCAATAATTTCTTCTGTTATTACATCAATAAAAGCTAAATCATGTGCTTCTCCAGCTTGTAAATCAATAATAGCTGTATTATTATCCACTGTAAACAATGTAGTGGTAGTCGTTGTTGTAGGAGCTTGCGTAGTAGTAGTTGTTGTTGTGGGTTGTGTTGTACTAGTTGTAGTTGTAGGAGCTACAGTAGTTGTTGATGTTGTTGTTGATGTTGATGTTGATGTTGTTGATGTTGTCGTTGAACAATAAATTGGCCACTCACTACATTCTTGTTGATTGCTTAAAATGGTAGGAACACCACTCAATGTTATTCTTATATAATATAAATCACTATCCCATACATCTATTTCATTAGGAAATGCATAATAATAATCTCCCACTCTCATCATTTCCCAAGTAAACCCTGCTCCTACATTGGTGTAATTAAATGTAGCATCTAAAGTTCCATCATTATTCAGTCTGATAATTTTTGTAACTGGTGTACCATTATATGTAGTGAAATCTCCTGATATAACATACTTGCTTCCATCTTCAAAAATAGTCATAGGACCAACATCAAATCCTGTTCCTACATTTGCCATAAATGCTGTATCAATAGAGCCATTAGTATTTAATCTAATAATTCCATTAGCACTGCTTCCATCCCATTCGGTAAAGAATCTACTTGTAAGAACTAGTTTATTATTAGCATCAACAAAACCAACCATTGGTTCTATTCCTGGGCCCCCTGCATTATTAGGCCCTGCTCCTATATCAAATGTAACATCACGAGCCCCTGTAGTTTTGTCTATTCTTACAACATGATTTACAGTGTCTCCATTATATGTAGAGAAGTAGCCATGAACATATATTTTATTGTTAGCTCCTGCATCAAGTACCCAAATAGTAGAATTATCAAAACCAGTACCAATGCTAAATCCTGCAACATTATCACCATTTTGATCAAGTTTCACTAAGTTTTCATAAGAAACCCCTTTATAATTATCATATCCTCCTCCAATAAATACAGAACCATCAGAATCAATAAGAGGGGCTGAAGTATAACCATCAAATCCTGTTCCTATATCAAAAGAACTATCTTCTGTTCCATCAGCGTTTAGTTTGATAAATCTATTTTGAGAAGATCCTTTCCAAGTGGTAAAAAATCCTGAAACATAAATACTTCCATCGGCAGCCACAGTGGCTCTACTTGAAACATAAGCAGAATCATTAGGCCCTGTAGAAATATTTGCTTCAAAAGCAGCATCTAAATTTCCACATAAATCAAATTTAGATAATCTAGTAGCATTTTCTGTGCCCCAAAGTCCCCACTGTCCAAATACAATAATTTTTGGTATATTACAATCATATGTTACATCTATTGAAGTCATATAATTATCTAATAACTTAATACCTATTGTTGTTGTTGTGCTAGTAGTAGGAGGAACATGTTCAAATATCTTATATATACATTCTCCTAAAATAGAAATATAAAGAGTATTGCCAATAACAATAGGTTCTCCTAATCCTTCATCTTCACTAAATGCATAATAAACACTACCATCAGAATTTAAAATAATGCTCCACATAGAATCCACACCATTATATGATGCAAATTCCCAGCTCTTAATTAATAATTTATCTCCCCAAATAATGGTACCCGTTGATGGGTATCCATATACTATAGGATTACTTCCCCAAGATGCTATGTGTGAGAATCCTGTTCCACTATCAAAAGTAGGATCAAGATCTCCATTCTCTTTTAATTTGACTATACTACCATAATTTCCTGGAGCAGTCGTAGCTATTCCTTTGTATGCATTAAATCGTCCAAAACAGTAGAATGATGTTTCTCCAGGAATTCTTAACATATAAATTGGCCAAGGATGTATAGTAAGGGTAAATCCTATACCAGCATCAAAAGACCAGTCAACATCTCCATTTTCTTCTAATTTAACTATTCCTGATGGACACCAAGCACCTTTATAAGCAGTGAAATATCCTGTAACAAAGAATGAATCATCTCCTGCACTACTCATTAATACATCTTGAGTGGTGTTATTAAATCCATCTCCTACTATTAAAGTATTATCATATAATCCATCCTGATTGATTCTTGTTATTCTTGGAGAATAATTTCCATTATAATGTGTATATAGTCCAGTTATTATAGCTCTTCCTTGAGAATCAATAGCTGATGGGGATGTATATTGTGAGTTACCTGTAAAACCTGTTCCTACATCATATGTAAGATCAATGGTTCCGTCTGTATTAATTCTGACAATAGCATTTCTTGAATATCCTTGAAAAGAAGAAAATGATCCTGTCAATATTATTTTACCGTCCCACCATTGTTCCATCATAGTTTCTTCTTCATAAAAAACTTGATTAGGCCCTGGTTCTGCATCCCAAGCAAAATCAATTGTAAGATCATCATTGAGCTTCATTAAATGTGTAGTAGTCCATGTTTTACTTCCATAATTATATCCAGTAAAATATCCATGTAAATATGTACTATCTTCTTTTTGTATTATACTTAAAATATAATTATTGTCAGTAGGCAACAATGTAAAACAAGGTGGTGCTAGTTCCACTAACACTTCAGTAGTACATATTCCCTGAGACACCACTTTAATTTGTGTAGTAGTATCATCAACCTCAATAGTATATCCTACAGCTAATTCAGAATAAGTTACTCCTACATCAATAGGAGTAGTGAAACCATCGACATCTGAATATAAGTCAAATGGTCCACTATCGTTTTCTCCTGATGTTATAGTCAATAATATCTTCATAATTGTTGGTTATGTAGTAGTTGTCGTTGTTGTTGGTGCTGCTGTTGTTGTTGTCGTTGTTGTAGCAGCTGTCGTACTGGTTGTCGTTGTTGTTATTGTACAAATATCTAAGAACTGCCAGAACGATTGATGACTTATATCTAACGTAATAGAATCAAGAACACCTCCACCACTATCTCTTAAGAATATAGTAAAATTAACAGTACCTGATCCATCTGGTTCGGTATAATATAATCTTCCTGTAGGAGGAGAAGACTGAGCAATACTCACATCTGCAGTTCCTGAATTTTTAGTTACAGTTAAATAAGATCCAACAGGATCATTAGTTACATCAATTTCATATTCCACTGCACAAACTGCATTATCATTACAATTATTCCATCTACAAGAAGCTTGTCCTAATGTAAGATTATATGGAATTGCTGTAGTAGTACTTGTTGTTGAGGATGATGTTGATGTAGTAGTACTGGTTGTTGGCCCTGTAGTGGTAGTAGTAGTTGTAGCTACAACAGCAAGATCAACATAATTAGTACAATTACCAACAGACATAAGTCTGATAGTTGTTGTACCATCTGGTACTAGTGCTGAAGAATACCCTGCCAATAAAGCAGCTCTTCCTATTCCTGATTCAAATGCAGATAAATAACCATCTACGTCTGAATAAAGATTAAAAGGCCCTGAGTCTATTCCAGCTGTTGTTAATGTTATTAATACTGTTATTGCCATGATTTATATTTTTATTGGTTTAATGATAAGTTTCTAATGCAGCCACTCTTAATTCTAATGCAACGTTGGCTGCCTGTAATGCTACAATTTCTGCTTGTTGAGCACCTATCACTGTATCTATTTTTTGTAAAGATACGGATAATGTGTCACAATCATCTATTGTTGCATAAGAAAGATTAGGTCCTGAATATGTTAATAGATTTGATGTTGTAGGACATGTTGAGCATGGAGTACATGCTGGTGTTTGACAATCTGGGTTAACTGGTAAATAAGGCCACGACATAATTAAGAAGGTATATAGATTATATAATAACAAGCCAATGCTGGCTGATTGTTTGCATGAGATAATCCTCCTCCTGTAGGATTAACAGATATAGTATGTGAATGTGCTCCATCACTTAAAGTATATGCAGAGCTTGTTCCTGTATGTACTCTTGATCCTGAATGCCATATTCCTTTAGCACTATTACCAGGTTCATCATCATCAGATCGGATATAACTTGCTCCTAATTGATGAGTATGTGCACCTGTTGAATTTGATGATGCTGTATGTGTATGACTAGGTATTTGTGTTGATGTTAGTACAATAGAATTCACCCCTGCTTTCATGTTTAGTATATATGCAGGATTTCCAGGAGTAATTGGATTCACTTCAGCATCTAATGTATCACCACCCATTCCAGTAACAGCTCCCACAGAAACCCTTCCTCTTTTGTCAGGAGTTCCATTTAAACCATTACATAAATATACCTGTTCCCAATTACCTGTTCCTGCTCCTGTAGCATTAAAGTAACTTGTTGAACCGTAGTATTCAACAGCTACATAAGGAATCATTTTATTACGTACTAAACTTGATGCACCTACACTTTCATTATAACTAGCAATATAATCATCTATATCAGCTACTTTAACATAATTAGTATCAACATCGAGTTCAAGTGCAGTAAGATCTGTATTAACAGAACATAAAAGAGTTATTACTGCTTGTAAAACAGCATGTGTACCATCACTTCCTTCTACACCACTCAAACATTCTATATCATAATCTCCTTCCTTTTGAGTTAATATTGTAGTTATATCATCCACTTGTGTCTGAAGAGAACAGGTGGCTTGTACTAGAGCACTAGATAAATCTGCTAGTGTCAGATCTTTACAGTCAGGAAGGTATCCTGATACAAGGTCACATATAAGTTCAGAATCTATATCCAACACAATACCTACCCCATCCAATGTAGAAACTAGAAACTCTATAAGAGCTTGTTCTACATAAGACAAAGAATCTCCATTTTCTATTCCCAATATGGGAACATCAATTCCTGTATATTTGATACACTTATCTGATGCTATTTCTGTGCAACCATTAAAACAATTTGAGCAACCCATGATTTTTTATTTTTTTAATTTTTAATTTATGTTGTTGTTGTTGTTGTTGTCGGAGCAGCTGTTGTGCTAGTCGTTGTGGTTGTTATACCATCTGGACAACTCATTGTATAATTCCAATATGTTCCATCCATTGGAGCCCATACTCTGATTTGTGCTGTATCTACTGCACTTCCTTTATAGAATGATGTTGATCCTGCAGCTGGCCCTACTATAGGTTCAGTTGGTTCTCCTAAAGCAATCAAAGCATTATTCAAACTTGTTTGTAAACTAGCACTTCCTCTGTACCCTGTATCAATTACTTTCGCACCATCAAACCATACTTCAAACTTATCTGGTATTGCTATAGTGTTGAAATCAAATGTAACAGTTCCTAGAGTTGTGTCAAGGAATACATAACTTACATTAGGATAATCTTGTCCTCCTGGGAATGTTACAGGACTATCACAAGTGTTTACAAATGCTGTTGTAGTTGACGTTGTTGTTGAATATGCAACAGCAGTTGTTGTACTGGTTGTTGTTGATGGTGGAATTGTACTAGTTGTTGTAGTTGTTGGTGCAGCTGTTGTTGATGTAGTAGTTGTTTTAACTATTTCATCACAATTTGTACATTTAACACCTAAAGTTAATAGTTTAACTCTACTGGCAACCAAGGGCAAAGTATATGCACTATTATAATCTTCATTACAATATTTAGCATATAAAATTCTTTTATAATGAACTAAATCAATAATAGTTTCTGTTTCTATTTCTCTATTGAGAAGAAACACAGTGTTGTTATATAAATCATTACTCACTCCCATTAGCTTACAATCTATATCTCTTATTAAAGAGAGAATGTTTGGGCACTCTGGGCAATGAGATAGTCTAGGAGTTATCATATATTAAGGATTTACATTTCCCTGTGCAATACAATTTGCACAAAGGCCATTTGTTAAACTACAACCACATCCTACTGGTTTTCCACAATTCTTGCAATGAGCCATATTTAAATATTTATTGGATAATAATTACCCGAACATCCACAATTTGAGCTAAGAAAATTATCTAACATCTTATCAGCAGCAGTGTATAATTTAGTTGCCTGTATAAGTGCACAACTATTAGCTGCAGCTATTGCTCCCTGTATATAAAAAGAGATCGTGTTAAGATCTACCTTAGCTTGTTTTTTAATAGATTGATCACATTCGATCATATCTAGTTTCATAAAAGCACCATCAAACTTCTCTTGAAGCTTATCCACTCTCATGAAAGATTTTTCAACATAATTAATATATGCTGGAGAAACAGTATACTTAAACTGATAAACTCCATCAGGAATGGCTTGAAGATCTCCAGCCTCACTAATTCCCAATGTAACAGAATTAAACACATTAAAATCATTCACAACAAAAGGTATATGAATTATACCAAGTGCAGGAACATCTATCTCAATGGTTGGGCTTGTTACAATTGGAGGATCGTCAGGATACGTTGAAGCATCTGCTATTCCAAGTGTCTTAACATTATATGTTGGAAGTACTAATATATCTAATTTTAAATCTGCCATGTTGCTTTTTAAATAAATATGCCAGAGGATTAGAGTTAATCCTCTTTTATCCTCTGGCATAGGTTATATTATTATTATTTTGCCTACTATTACTTTCCTCTATTAAGGAATAACTACCAAGGTAGATGTAGTAGTAGTAGTTGGAGCAGCACTAGTTGTAGTGGTTGTAGTTATACAAGCATTATCAGCAGCAACAGCTCCTAAAGCAGCAACTAAAATAGCTTCAATATCTGTTGCATAAGCTCCACCAGATACACAAGCAATAATAACTGTACTATCTGTTTTGAGATAAGCTCCCCAATTATATGCTCCTGGATCTAACTCATTAAACTTAATGTAATAGGTATCATAAAACTGTCCATCAGTCACCCAACTCTCAAAATTAGCATTGTAACCAGCAATCCTATATAGATGTTTCAAATATCCTGATTGATAGCTATAATAATTTTTCTCTAGTTGTTTAATTTCTTCAGCACCACCTGTTAAGTAAGAAGAACGTTGTGTAATTGTAGCATTAGCCACTATGTCACAAGCATCATTTACAATAAAGTCAGCAGTAGTTGCTGGGCCTTCATAAGCAAATGCTCTAAACCACATTCTGTCATATTCGTGTGGGAAAGCAGCTACATCACATGGTTGACCATATGCTGTTAGAGGCAATCCTGTAATACGAAGAACAGCATCAGCATCATCACCAATTCTTTGGAATTCAAAGAAATCAGTGATTTTAATATTATCAGGATTAGCTCCTGGGCCTAATGGTTCATTGAACTTAGCGATCAATAAATCAAGTAAAGCAGGAACATCTGTGTCCACACATGGATCAGCACCACATTCACAACAAGGAGCTGTGACAGTTATTGATCTAGTGAAACCATTGAAATATAATGAGTCTAAATAACTAGAATGAGCACGTAAAGTAATAGTTACATCTTCACCACATTTAAGGCTCCATGCAGAAAGTTCTGTAATTTGATTTACAGGAACTCCACAACCAGTTACTTTGTACCATTCGGTTACATTAGTTTTACAAGCAACGCCTGCTTGAGGGCACCCACTAATTTTGTCAGATCTTTTGGATCCAAGCAAATAGGTATTTGTTCTACCTTGGGCAATATAAAAATAAGGTGCAGCAGCAATGTTTCCTGCTGTCGCAAAAGCATAGGTGTTTAGAAAAACACCAACATCACCTGCAGCCAAATCTTGTGTCGAACCAGAGCTAGGAACTGCTTCCAGTCCTACTGGCACCACGAATAACGTGGTTAACGAAAAATCACTCATGTTTTTTGTTTTAAATTATTAATTATTATTCATTTGTTTGTATTCTAAATTGGGCACTTTGAACAGCAGAAGCATTTTCTGTGTACATTCCTAAATTTTGTACTGTTAAATCTAAGAGTTCATCTTCCAGGAATTCTTCTAATTCACAATTTACATCTTTAGAATCACTTCCATCAAATTTTTTATATCCTGTCTTATCAATATTAACAGGATACCTTATATACATTATATGTATTTTAGTTGGTGTAAAAGTTCCATCTGTATATATACTTATGGAATCATTTGATATAGAATTAAAAGTTTCCTGATACTCAAAAGATGGTTTGTAATGATCGTTATTTAATAATAATGACAAATCACCATGTTTTGCAAGATCTTTATTGATCCATATCTTTCTATCTTTACACTTTCCTTTGTTTGCTAAAATAAAACTATCCACATAGAACAAATATTTAGGAAGAAGTTCTTTTATGTTAGCAGACCATTGATTTAATCTTTCATCTGTTTCTTTCAATTCTAATGGTTGATTGTTATATTCAACTATAATACTTTGCAAGTCTTCATAACGCTTCTTAAAAGCATCCATTCCTAAACCACTAACTACACTAATACCATCAACTTTCTGTTTTATCAATTTTAATTGAGCTTCATTTAAAGCCAATATCTTATCTTCCAACTGAATCCTTTGATGATCGTTTGAGGATAGTTTATTTAGTTTCTGGTCAATCTTATATAATAAACTATCTACTGGTATCATACAGAGGCTATTTTCTTAGTTTTTAATTTTTGTTCTAATGTAAGTAACTCATCCTGATTATCCTCATTAGCTAAGAATTCTACCAAATCACTTTCTTCTTTAGCTATTTCAAATTCTCCTTCATATATTTTCCCATTGGGTTTCATTCTATATATGGAGTGAGTTAACGCTTGTTTAATTAAATCTTTAATATGAAGCAAATTATCTTTCATGTCAGCGTACCTATTAAACATATCAACGGTTGACTTACCTTTGAATGTTCCTTTTCTGAAAGTTAAATCTTTAAGAACAGTATCCACTTCATTATAAATAATTGATTCTGGAGATTCCTCTGTTATTGGTAATCCTAACAATCTAGCAACTTTACGTTTCTTCTCAGGTGTCATTGCATCAAACTTAGCAATAGCTTTATTGATCACTTGTTTTTTCTTGTATATGATTGCATTTTCTATTTCTTGATCAGCAACATAATATTGTGTGTCTGCAGGATATTCTCCTCTTTCCCATGCTTGAAAACTTGAAGCAATTGTTGGGTGAACACGTAACCAAGAAAAAGCTATTTCTTGAAAAGGAATAGTTAAATCAAAAAAGTTATCTCCATCTAAGAGTTTCACAGGTTGAACATGTTGTGGATCTTGAGGAGAAGTTGATAAGCCATAATTCCAAAAAGTAGAACGAGGTCCTAAATCTATATCTCCTAATTCTTTTGATAACTTTTTTTGTAGCTTTTTAATTCTTTCAATTTCCAAAGTTTTTTCTGTTGGATCTTGGATCCTTCTAAGATATCCAGCCTCAGGATCTAAACCTGTTCTGTATTTACCATCTATTTCCTTATAAGGATATTTAAAAACCCCTGTTCCAGGAACTCGTGACATACCATTTCTTGATAATTCACTTTGCATTGTCTGAATGTCTGTATTGCTAAAATCCTTTGGAATAATAGCAATTTTTCCTAATTTGCCCATATGTAGTTATTTTAAATTGGTTTAATTTGATGAGTGCAGCCATTAAAGGCCTAGAATCTAGTTCTACACTCAAATGAGAGAACCCCCTCTAGGAGGGAGGTACGAGGGGATTATCTCGGAACATAGCTTTCGCTATTGTTAGAATTGTGGGATTTCTTCAATCAAGACTGTTCTTGACAAATCTTCAATAAAGATATCACATCTATCTTTCATCCATAGTTCATATCCTGGGAACTTATTGGCAGAACTCATTCCTTGGGATTTTGCAAACCCTAAGTGATGTCTTGTTCCATCAATATAACCCCATGTCATAGAAGGTGCTCCTTTCATTCTTACTTCTCTGATGTTATTCACCATAGAACCATCGCTCATTGGAGATACATCAAATACCATAAATATTGGAGTAGACTTTTTATTTTGTCCAAATTCTAAATTAGTTTGAGGTAAATCTAATTCCTTCAAGTGGATAAGTTCTACTCTACCAGTTTCACGAGTAACCATTGCATCAAATGCAAAGTTATAAGTGATATGCTGGCCTTCACCTTGCATATATCTGTTACCTGAATCAGCAACAAATGTTAATCCAGAGTTCAATGCATCATTTTTCAAAGCAGTTTGGAATACATCGAAACCAGCCTCATTAGTATACATCTTAACTCTTCGATCCTTAACATCAACTCTCCTGTAGAATAAGTCTCCAAAGACTGAACGAATCAGATTTGCAGAAAATTCTCCACGATTGTACTGTACCAAGTTTCCATTATTACGCATTCTGTGATATACACCAGCAGAGGTACGTTTTACTTCTTGTCTTGAACCATTAGTTTTAACTGTACCTGGTTTAGCCCAGATCATTCGCTTAACTTTCAGCTCTAACATAGACTTACGCATCCAAAACTCAATAAACGGTTCCCACTTAACATCATTACGAGTAAGAGGTAACTGATTACGTCTCTGAGGAGCGTATACTAAAATATCAAGTGCTTTTCCTGAAGCATCTTTTAATGTTCTGTCATCAGCCCATTCTGTGATTTTGTGCTCATAACCATATGCTGAACCAAGAGATTCAAACATAGTGATTTTTTCACCTAATCTAGGAAGACCTAATAGATCTTGATCAAATTCACCAATAGCAGCATCGACTAGTTCTAGGTCAAGTCCAAGCTGTAAGAAAGTTGGACTAATAAAGTCAACTGTTGGGTTATCAGATACTAATGTAAATGTATATAACCAACCATTGTTCCAAGGCATAGGATCTTTAATAACATAAATTCTTGGTCCGTATTGTCTGGAACCAACAGAAATTATTGCATTTTTAGAAAACTCGTTGCTGTCTATTACTAATTGAAATTCTTGACCATCAATTCCTGGTTTAGCCAAATCGACTGTTGAAGTAGGAACATCTAAAATTTTAGGAAATTTGTAAGGCACTTGAATTTGCCATTTCCAAGCATCACTATTATTATCAATATAAAATGGTGTGCTTTTGTTAATCATGTCGAGGAAATCATTACTATACAATGAACTTTGTGTGTAGAGACTTATGATTTTTTTGTCATAGTCTGCAGGTTCTGTAGAGTGAAAAGACTCCAAGTGATTTGAATCTGTTAGCTTACCTATAGCACGTTTGTCCATAGAAGCTACCCTTGCGTAGGTAAACCCAGTTACACCTGGGAGAGTTTGAATTGCCATCTGTTATTCTTTTTTTAATTATTATTAATTATTACTATTTAAACCATGATACCTGTTTTTGTTTTTGTCTTTGAACAGGAGTCTTAGCTTTTTCTACTTGTTTTGCTGTATTAGCGAACAATGCATCAGCTTTTTTTGTGATGCCAGCTCTTTGTATAGTAGCTAAGGAAGGATCCTTCTCCATGATTTTTAATAATAAAGCAATTTTTACTTTGCTTGCATGATTCTCAGGTCTCTTCATTTCTAGTATGACTTTGTCAAAATCTGTCAGGGTTTCTCCTGAAGCCATCTTGTACTTATCTACTAATAAAAAGTCTTGTAGTTCGTTTGCTAATTTTGTATTGATGGGAATACCATCAAATGTTTTTTCTTTTAGTTTATCCTGTAGGATAGTTTGAACATTACTTATGTACTGATTTTTAATTGCTGTTTTGTTTTGGAGAGCTTCTTCAGCAGCAGTTTCCATTTCCTGAAGTTTTGCAGTTTCTTTTTTAATTAACACTTTGTGGTGTTTTCCTGCTACTGTTTCTAAATCCCCATAACTTTTAAGTCTTTCCACCTCAGATGTTACATCCTCTGGTTCAAATCCTTGATCAGTTAAGGCTCTTCTTACAACAGAAACTTGATTTTCTTCACTTTTTAAATCCAACTCTGCAAAATTAACTACTGTGTTATAAACACCAAAATATTCTTTTGGATCTACTCCTTTAACATATATTGCATCAAAAGCTTCTTGATAGTCTTTTCCAAATTGTCCGATGAATTCATTCACCATTCCAATTGCTCCTTTTTTCTTTTCAGCAATAAACCTATCTCTCAATGCTTCAGGACTATCAACTGCACCTTCTTCTTCCCCTTCTTCTTTAGTAAATATTCCTATACTAAATAGGTCAGTTGCCAATGCTTTAAATCTATCATCTTCTTCTGTACCTTCACCTTCAGCTCCTTCACCTTCAGCTCCTTCTCCTTCTGCACCTTCAGCTCCTTCTCCTTCTGCACCTTCAGCTTTTTCTCCTTCTGCACCTTCTTCATCACCTCCTAAAAAATTAGAAATCATTTCTGGACCTGTAAGTTCTTCGCCTTCTTTTTTATTTACAATTTCCTTACCAGCTTCAGCTCCTTCTTTCTTTTTAGGTTCTTGTTTTTCAACCTTTTTAACAATAGGTTCTATGTCATCTGGACTTCCTGTGGATGTTTCTGGAGCCATTAAATTTTTTATAAGATCTCTATTTCCGATCCCCATATCCATAGTATCTTGAATACTAAAATTTTCTGTAGCAGCTGGTGTTCCCCCAGCAGGTTCTTGCTTAATTATATTATCAGCCATATGTAGTTATTTAAATATTGGTTTACTAGTGTAAAAATAGAAAAACAGATTATAATATCAAAGCATTATTACCTATAATGTATCATTTTTTTTGGTAATATAGCATTAAAACTATTTACGTTATTCAATTATTAATTTTTTTGATTATTTCTTCCTTTTGCATTCTCTTTTGCCACTGCAAGATCATTTATTTGGTTCTCTCTATCTACCTGTAGCTTCTCTCTATCTACCTGCAACTTTTCTCTAGCTATAGATTGTTTTGATTGAATATCCTTTAACTTAGTAATGTGATCTTGATGGGCTTTATTACGAGCATCATTTAAATTGGTAATTTGTAAAGCATCTGCTACACCATCATTATCGTTATCAGCAGGAGTTTCTTTATTCATTGCACCAATAAGAGCAACTTCTTTTTTATTAATCCTATCAAGTTGATTTTGATAGTTTTCATTTTCCATTTCAATTGCTTTTTGTTCTGCTTCTTGTTCAAGAGCTGCTTTAGCTTGAGCATTTTGTTGTTCAATCTTTTGTTGTTCTTGTTTAGAAGCAGTATCTAACATTTCTTGTTGCTTATCTCTCAACTCTTTAAATGTTTTCTTCATAGCTCTCATACTCTTCGTGCTATATAGTTCTACTACATCATAAAGTGTACCACCATTTTGAATAACTGCTTGAGCAAGTTGTCTGAGCTCACTAAACATTTGAGTATCTTCAGGTCTATTAGTCATAAACACTTTGATATCTCTGAACCTAAGTTCACTACCATTCACTTTTACGAATGCAGATTCTCCTTCAGATGTGATATATGATAGTGTGGATTCTTCTTTTGCTCCTTCTATATATAGAGAAGCATCAAGTATACCTTGGTAAAGTTGTCCTAGGACATATTCGTGAGCAACAAATAATGGTTCTGTTTGAGCATAAGATTGCTGCATAGCAGTATTAGTTCCTGTAGCTGTTTCACTAGCAGCAATATCTCCCATTCTTTGTTTTGACATACCTATTAATTCCCAACATTCTATTTTCATTTGCTGGGCAAGTGTATATCTGGCCTGTATTTCTTGTGTACGTGTAAGATCAAGTGCTGTGAATTGATTGAAACTAGAAGGAGATTTTAGATTTTCTGGACTATCATCAACAAACACAATACCTTTTTCTCTTGCTTCTTGTTCCCATATATCCAAAGCATCCTGAGCATCACCATCTTTAGGAATAGGAATGTGTCTAATTGACATTAGCTGAACTTTACCCACTTCTTTTTCAAGCAACTTGTACAATTGATTCATACATACATTATATATTACCTGAAAAGGTTTCATGAGATCCACCAAAGATTTGGCCTGTGTGTTCTTCACTTCGTATACTGTTCCTATAATAGGACAATAAGGAAGAAGATCAAAAGGTTTCATATGATAAACATCAGCTCCTATTTTTCTTCCCTGATACCATTGATTAACCCATCCCCATTCTAATGATATTTGTGTAGGAATAGTTCCTGATTTATAATTTTCATCAACAAGTATAGATTGCTCATTATCCATTTCATCCAGAAATACCAACCTACCTACTTTTTTCTTTGACATCCAATAATTGGTTACTACAACATATTTATATCCAAAAGAAGAAAGATTATTTGTAAGTCCCAACCAATCTTGTAATCCATCATCATTATCTTTTAATTCACTTTCTATCATCATTCTTTGCTGTAAAACTAAAGGATCATATGTATCATATTTAATTGTATCTATTCCTTCACCAGCTTTAGGATTTCCAAGATTTGACTCTCTTACATCAATCAATCCATAATCATTTAATGAACTACGTAGATGATCTATTTCTTCTTTTGTAATTTCTGGACAAGCTTCAATAATTTCTGATAATTCCATCACCTGTACAATACCAGCTGCATAAGCACCCCTTGCTCTTCCAGTTGGATCACTTATCCATTTTTTGTCTGCTGTAGTTAAATACCAAGTGTTCTTAGTATTGGCAACCTCTACATTAAATCCCATTTTTGAATTATCTTCATATATATGATAGTACTCCCTTGAGGAAACCAATAAATCTCTAAAAGCATCTTCACTCATTTCTTTAGTGTTGAAATCAGCTTTTTGAGATGTTAAAACATGGTTGGACCATTTTTCTGCTACAGAGGTATAACTATCCAGTTCCTCTTGTACCTGTTCCATTGTTCTTTTTTCCAGTTCTTCCTCTTCCAATTCTTCCCCCTGTGAAAAAGCTTTTTGTGCTATTTTTTGTTTTACTTGATTTGTAATAAATTCTTGAAGAAGATCTGTCTTCCATTGTAATTCTTCAGACTTACTGTCATCATCAAAAGCTTTTGCTCTGAATGTATCAGGTCTTTTAGAAATTTCACCCACCAATTCATTTATAGGTGTAGTAATAATAGAATACATTTTTACATATGCTGGAAGATCTATATCTCTTGTAAGCATTTCTGTGAAAGATTTAACATCAGGTTCCTGATAAAAATCTTCTGGTCTCAGAATTCCTTTCATAAGATCATAGTTCTTTACAAAGGAATCTCTGTTTTTTACATATTCACTATAAGCTTTTGTAGCAAAATAGTCTAAAGTGTGTTTTATGTAACTTTCATTCTCCTTTTCTTTTTCCGTCTTGAACTGATCTGGAAAAATGTTAAGATATGCATACTTTTCAGTTACATCTTTTGTATATCTAATGATTGCCATTATTTGAATAATTTATTTTTATTTGTACTAAACATTCCTCTTGATTTTGTAAACAATTTTGTTTTTTCTCTTCTTTTAAATAATGCATTGATTCTGGGATCTCCTCCTCCACCTACCTTACCCATTAATGGATTCATCTTCATAGCCAATGCTATTGCCAATTCTGCTGCAATAATCCTGTCAAAGTTTCCTGTTTCATTATATTGTATCATTTCTTCCAACAATACAGGATCAAATATCTTAGCCATTCCTAATGTGGCCTTTATAACTTTACCATCTTCATCCTTTTCTATATGAAGAGGTTCTTCTGTATATTTTTTTAAACACCCATGTAAAAAATCTCTGATCTTCTCAGCACTCCTATGTATTCCAAAATCTCTATTAACAGTGGTATTGGGTACAATCTCTTTCAGCCACCCTGGTTGTTTCTCCAGATAACGACTATCTCCTTTGTTCACCATATAATCTATAAAGGATATCTCATCATTCTCACACAATGTACGAGCATTATAATATTTTATCAATAGTCTTGCCTGATTCTCCCATATTTCCTTCTTATCAGGTCTTGCACTATAACTGGCAACAAACATATCCTGATATTTCTCCCCTGTCAGATCATGCATCCTTTTATATATGTATACACTTCCAAGTGAATCACTATATGCTGCTTTTCCCTGTCTGTAGGGATCCACTCCTGCTACATACAATCCATAAGGAGGACTGTCAACAGGAAACTCATATATAACAACAGGAGCATTTTTATCATCTGATGCCTTTAAAGGAAAGCTTGTAATTGGCATCTTGTCTGTAAACTCATGCTTTACACCTTCTCCATCATCATATAATATAACAGGTGTACCTGTTCTTTCCTGTTGTATTAATTTAGCCTTTTGTCTTTTGGCTGCCTCAATATCAAATATATTTGTATCCTCATTAAGAAATATATCATCTACCTCTCTAGGATAATACATCTTTTCTTTTAAATAAGCCACTCTGTCTCCAGAGTTTTTAAGACTTTCTAATTTATCTGTCAAGAACTTATCTGATTTCTCTTTATTGGATACCAACATTGGCACCTTATGTAAAGGATCATTTTTTGGTTTTCCCAAATGTGCCCCCAGAGTAGAGTCTTCTTTCCCTTCCATTCTATAAGTATTGGAAAGAAACAATCCATGTCTTCTACCTGGTTGTTTTGCATCTGGATAATCTAAAAAGTTAAAATTAGCTGCATCAAACATAAGTCCTTTTGCATCTTGAAAACTTTGCATATCACCACCAGTTCCTACTAATATTGGACTACACCCCCAACCAAAGGCTGTTGTAAACCCAGGTGTAGCTGCTTGGAAACCTCGCATGAAACTACCTTTTCCTATCTCATCAATAATAAGTTTTCTTGGTTTCGTTCCTGCAATAGCTTCCTCATTTGCTCCACCATCTAAATTCCTTATAAGAATTTGGGAGAAAGGTATTCTTTCCCCTGCTTTTGTTTTTATTCCCAGAGTAACCTGACTCTTCCAGTTGTCCTCCACCCTTTGCCATCTCCATGCCTGTGGAAGAAAATTCAATCCTTTATCAAGCTTATCTGTAACTAGTTTTATATCAGGGGCATTCAATCCTGCTATAATGTTCTGGGAGTTTTCATCAAAGGTTGCTCCCCAACCTATATACGAAGCCTCTATAACAGATTTTGCAAGCCTTCGTACACCTAATATTACAAGTCCTTTTTTCTCTACATGTGCTCTTTCTATCTCATTTGTAATAAGCCATTCATTATCTCTCAATAATGGATTTGAATATTTTTGTGTTATCCTTCCATACTGGTCCAGCATATCCACCTCTGTATTCCAAAAGTTTAAATGCCAATAGAGAAAAGGATTAATAAATTCTCCATTCATTATGCATCCCCTCATGCAAAGTTCTTTATGATATACATAAAACTCTTTATAGTGTTGAGATTGCCTGTCTGGAACTCTTTTTGAATTTAAATACCAATCTTTATAATCTACATGTATTAGATCTGCCATTATTTTTTGTTTCTGTTTTCAAGGAAAGTATCAGCCTGGCTTCCTAATTCTTGATCCCCTCTCACAGCCACTTTCTTCTTATTATCCTCCCTTATTCTCATCATATCGACAGTACGTAATATCTCAGCATAGTCTTTTAGAGCTTGTGTCAAATCTTTTCTTTGAGCTTCTTTTGTCGCTACACATATTTGCACCTTACCTCTCATCATCATCCTATCCTTTAAACTGGAAAAAGGTGTATCCTCTATATAATCCTTAAGCTCCTGAAGTTTTAATTCCAAGAACTCAAGCTCATATTCTATCAATAGAGCTTTCTTTGCTGTTGCCATAATGTAATTAATTTATATGTCCTCTTCCTTTATTCCCAATATATCTTTTAGGTTGAGGTTAAGGCCATCATTTATTATATGATTGATATCTTCTATTCCAGTTTCATGAGGAATATCCAGATCTTGTCGTATTTCATAGTTTTCCAAAGCAAACAAGAATTCCTTATCTGTAATATTCCAAAGGTCTCCATATCCTTCAAAAGCTGTTGCCATGTGCCTCCCATAATTAAACGTTGGATGCTTCCTATGTAGCCTCTTCAGGACATTTAGGATTTTTGTGTGGTATGATTTCATTCTAGGCATGCGTCTATGTCTTCATCTGTTAAAATCCTGACTTCTGGGGAATGTTCCTCTTCTTGTGGAATGTCTACCATGTTCTCCTCATCTGTCATGTATTCCTCTAATACAGCCAATCCGATTTCGTCTTGTATGTCGTCTGGCTTTCCAATTATATCTACATAATCTGCTCCTGCGTTGTATAAATGCGTCAACCCATCTAATAACATTTTCAATGGGATTTTCCTAAGTTTTAGTACTCTTTCCATATTTCATTTTTGTTTCTTCATCCCTTGTTACCACAGGGAACCATTTTGGCACCTCTAATGGACATTTACAAGAGAGACATTTCGTTTTAGCAGACAACGTACATTTACAATCTGTACAATGTTCGTCAAACCTACTAGTCTCATATCCCTCCTTATTACTACTGTGCTCAGGACATCCTTTACATATCTCTAGTCGTTTGTCACTGGTCTCCTTTATTATCTCCTTTAATCTCTGGGGAGGAAACAGGTGGTTTCTCCAGCCCTCGTACACTTGGCTTATTTTCATGTATTCTTGGTTTTAACACTTTAATGTTTATATTCATTACCTTCAACTTCTGTTCCAAAGAATCTTTCTCCTTATCATTCTCTACATGTTCCAGGTCCCTAAGGAGATACTTCTTTTCCTTAATATATTTTATCATCCTCTTCTTTGCCCTGCTCTGGTTAAAAATAAACTTCCCAAATCCTGAGATCTCTACACTGTCATGAAGCCCCACAGCATCATTGGCTGTATCAAACTGATTGGCAATAACAACATTAATTATCTTCTCTGGCGTATTAATGTTCATTGACAACTTCTTCACCAACCATTCCTTCATTGTCATTGTAGAGGGTTTATTTACCATGTTCTAAAGATATTACAAGAATTGCATTCTTATTAAAATCAAGAACAATAATAGGATTGATACTGACAATCCTTCCTTTCTTTACAAAAATGCTTCTCCTTTTCAATTTACTAATAATATTATTAATTGTAGCAATCGTTGTATCATAATTCTTACAAAACTTGTTCTTTGCTGTAGCACTGCTTATATTTCCATTGACTGCTGTAAAGGCAACAAGCTGTATTTCTCTTTTTGTAAGTTGAAGATTATTTATGGCAGAAAGAATAGCGTAGTATTTCTCTGCGTGGTCTATATCACTTATAACCACTTGTCGAAGGCTTTGTTTTACACTCATAATATGTAATTATTTCTAACAAAGATATATAATTACTGGAATATATCCTAACTAAAAAATATAATTTTTCGTGTACATATCTAAAGGAACAATTAAAACCCCACCCTCCAACCCCAAAGGTCTGCAGAAAAAATGAGTTTTCCTAACATAATTAAAAAATTTTTTTTGGGGAAAGCGATAATCACCTTATGTCCACTGTGTTAGGGGACTCCATAAAAGAATCCCCCACTAAAAATAAAGAATTGGGGTACCCCCCACGTTAAACAATGAATATTAATAAATAAAACCATAAAAAATGGAAGAATTAACTTTGGGTGCCATCGTGCACATAGTATTAGAATCAGGAAACTTTACAGCGAATGGTAATTATTCAGCTTATGATGAATCAGGCACTCGCTATCACATTCACAAAAGAATGTGTGATGCATTGAATTGGAAAGAAGATAAAGATGTGGTGTTTCCTCTCTACAGCATCGCTTCAGTTAAAGAGATTGGTACAAGAGATGATGCAGGGGAATTGACTGATGTTAAGGTCAACAGGCTTGCTGTTACTAAAATCTATGCTACTCGCCAAGAGTACATCGACTCTCAAATTGACAAACAGACTACGAAGATAGAGATTGCTCAAGGTGTTAGTGAGAAAGCAACATCTGCAGGATTGAACGAAGACGCTGTTAAGGCTCTGTTGTTAGCATCAATCTAACCTTATCATTATAAGAACGTTGCGTGATAATCGTAGCGTTCTTATAATAATGTTATTATATATATGGGTGGGATATTTATTTCTCAGGGTGGGTAATGAATTAACATCAAATATGCAAAATATCCAGTGAAATAGGTAGTATAGTATTAGTTTTAGTTCACTTTTAAACTTCCACCGAGGAGGAAAGTAACTTTTTGGGGTTAAACTGATACTATTCTATCTTATTTTCTATGAATATGTTGTGTAAGTGTGTTAATGGCAGTGTAACACGTACCAGGTTATAATGGTACTATTCTATCGTCCTGAAAAGCATAAGTGGATAGATATAGCATAAAATAGTATAAACTAACTAAGAGCTGTTGCAAGTCAGCCTGTAAAATAGTGAGCATACATAATATTTAAAACAATGATGATATGGCTAAGCTAATGAAACATATTAAGAATGAACATGGGTTTGAAGAAACTATTTGTGTTCTTGAAGGTAGTGAAGAGTACTTGACTAGCAAATTAGATATTATGTCTGATAGAGATGTTGTTAAATTTTATATTGTTGATGATGATTCCTAAAGATATTACAATAGATAGTGATACTAATGAACATGTTGCTTCATTTGATTATTATAATGGACTGGCTTATGCCAAAGAACATGATTTGAAACAAACCTCATCATTTGATGATGTATTTAAGGGTACACATTTTATAGTTTGTTGTGGTGATGTTATGATTAGCATTAAGCCAAACACCTTCATGAATATTAAAAGAAGAATGATATGATAGAGTTTCATCTTGAATTTCAAGAAAAAACAGCAGTAAAGGTTAGAAAAGTATATCTTCCTTATTTACCTGTTAAAGGTGAAGCTAACTTTGATATTAGAGAAGATGGAGAACCACATAATTTCTCTGTTGTAGATGTAGATACTTCTATTGCAGATGGTAAATTTTCACATGGTGTAATATATTTAAAAAATGCTTAATGATATGAATGAATGTGCTGTTAAAGTGATGGATTATTTAAAGGACAATGATATTCCTTATGATGAGAATGAAGTAACAGTTAGCTATAAAGCTTATTATCATTGGGAGTGGTTTAGTAAGCTTGGTATTAATGATGAACAACACGCTGATAAGGTAATAAAACAAATCAAACAAAATATAAAAGGTGATGCAAGAGGATAGAAAAAGAAAGATAGATCTTGTACTTTCATGTTATAAACATGTTGATGTACGTTCAATTAAGAGAA